CGGCGATCTATCTACAGCCCTTGCAGTGATGGTGGAGGTGTAACATGGCGGTGACAATTACAGAGCAGCTGACAAAACTAAACCAACTGCGGCAGCAGCTTGCAGCGAATCTGACCACAAAGGGCGTGACGGCAACAGCCACAGAAAAATTTAATACACTCGTGCCGAAGGTTCTTGCGATTTCCGGCGGTGAATCTCCCACCACAACCGTGTTATATGATGCAACCCATCGGGACAAGGTATCTTTGCTTTACAACGGTACGATTTACAGCGTGGCAGACTTTACCGCCCTGCATGCAGATTTTTGCAGTGCAAAGAACAACTACGCTCTGAACTATGGAACAACCGTTTTTGGATGGGATTATAGCTGCTATACCTGTTGCACGCTGCCGATCAGCGTGACAGCATCCACGCAAATTGCAATCCGCTTTCTTTCTGGAAGTACGGAGGTCGGCGTTTTACGCTTGGTACAATCCGATACCGGAACGGCTGCGGACATTCTCGCAAAGGCACAAACAGAGGGTAGTTATACAGATTTGCCCTTGCAGTGGCTCTATAGTGCGGACTATATCACAACGCTGACTCCATGCGAGGGCGTAACGGCAGGCACTTATTATTTGGTGTGGGTCGGTCGGAGCAATAACAGTCACCCGCTGATTCAGTCAATTTCGTTACTTTAAGGAGATGATACAGTGAATATTATTGAAGCCGTAGAATCATTGAAACAGGGAAAAGCCATCCAAAGAACAGGCTGGGGCAACGCAAAAATTCAGGCGGTGCAGCTGGAAAATGGACAGTATCAAATTTTCGCATCCGGCGACTTGACACCGGAGATGCTCGTTTTGCTTTCTGGTGATTATGATGTGAAAGAAGAGAAAGAAACGAATGATGTGAAAGAAACGGAGGAAGCAGTGTGATTCGAGAGATTATCACCATTGCGATTTCTGTGTTGTCTGCAACGGGTATTCTGGGCATTGGTACAAGGTCGATTTTAAACCGCATGCAAAAGCAGGATGCCAGACAAAAGGCTTTGGAATATGGTGTGCAAGCCCTGCTCCGTGACCGAATGTTGCACTGCTATAACAAGTACATTGATGCTGGATTCGCACCCATCTATGCAAAAGAAAACTACGAGAATATGTATCGGCAGTATCATGAACTGGGCGGCAATGGTGTGATGACGCACTTGCACGAAGAGTTCATGGCACTACCAACCGAGAAAGGAGCATAACATGAGAAACTGGAAACTTTGGGCAAAGGCTGCGGCAGTCAGAGCCGTGAAAACCATGGCACAGACCGCCGTAGCAACGATTGGCGTAGCTGCTGTGATGCAAGATGTGAACTGGATCGCCGTGGGCAGTGCGGCTCTGCTGGCTGGGGTGTTGTCTGTTGTGACCAGCGTTGCTGGATTGCCAGAAGCAGAATAAAGAAAACCGCCCAGCAGCGTAAAAGCTGCCGGACGGCATCGGGTTATTCGGTTTCATTCTGTTCTGGGTTATCTCTGCAAAGTTCATCCAGCGTGACACCGAGGGCATCGGCGAGTTTGATGGCATTAGACACGAGGCAATCCCCACGCCTTTGAATGTCCTCAACGGTACGTTTTGGAATGCCGGTTTGCTCGACTAATTTCGGAATTGTGATTCCCTTTTCTGTCCTGATTTTTTTCAAATTCATTTAGATTCCTCCGTTTAGCAGTAAATGAACAATTGCAATCAAGAATGCAATCAAACCAACAAACTTAAAAATTGCCCACGACAGCTTAAAAATGTTTTTCATACTTGACAGGTTGAAATGGTTATGATATAATGGCGGCAGGGGGTTGAGAGCTTGTCCGCTCCCAATTCTTACCGTAGGCGTTTAGCCTATAATCTTAATCAAGATAAGAATCCAACCAACAAGGGAAATTATCTCGATTGCGAGCTTATTAAGTTGTTGCACCAGCTTGATAAGTTCTTTTATTTTTTCTGTTGACCATCTCAACATCTTCTCACCTCCTTTCCATGATTTTATTATACCACGTTTTAACGTGTTTGTCAAGTATTTTTTCAAATTTTTATAAAAATATTTTTTGTGAAAGGATGATACTATGCCAGTCAATCATTATGATTATAACAATAGCACCCAACTTTCCCCGCATTTTAATGTTATGGAATTTCGGTGTCAGTGCGGAGGTAATCACGAAACTTTGATTTCATCCGAACTCATTGAAAAACTGGAAGCCCTCTATGCCACTCTTAACTGTAGCAAAATCATTGTGACAAGCGGCTACCGTTGCCCGGAACACGATAAAGCTGTAGGCGGTACGAGCAGCGGTCAGCATACCAAAGGCACTGCTGCGGATGTCTGCTGCTACGGGCAGGACGGGCAGCCAATCAGCAGCAAAACGGTGTGTTGCAAGGCTCAAGACTTAGGTTTTGGCGGTATTGCCAACATCACAGTAGCTTACCAGTACACACATCTGGATGTGCGGACAGGATACCGCTGGTTGGGCGACGAGGTCAAAGGCAATGGCACAGTTACAGATGATTTTTACAAGTATTTTGGTATGGAAAAGGCAGAGTCTAAAATAAAAAATCTCTTAAAAGGGATTGATGTATCCTATGCACAAGGCGTGATTGACTGGGAAAAAGTAAAAGCATCAGGGTTGGTGGATTTTGCGATTCTGCGAGCAGGCTATGGCAAAGAAACTTCTCAGATTGATGACCAATTCAATCGAAACTATACAGCCTGCAAACAGCTGGGTATTCCGGTCGGCGTTTACTGGTATAGTTATGCTACCACTGCCGCAGAAGCAGAGCAGGAAGCAAAGGTTTGCCTGCAAACAATTCGAGGAAAGCAGTTTGAATATCCGGTTGCGTTCGACATCGAAGAGTTTCGCTGCCTTCAACAAGCCGATGCCCTCAGCACCACATTTTGCACTGCATTGGAAAATGCCGGTTATTATACGGCGATTTATACATTCAAATCTGCCTTGGAAAGTAATTTCAGTGCGGCAGTCAAAAATCGCTATGATATTTTTCTATCCCATATTGGCGTGCAGCAAACAGATTATGCTGGGTCTTATGGACTATGGCAGTATAGTTGGACGGGCTGTATTCCAGGCATTTCTGGCGATGTGGATTTGGATTATGCCTACAAAGATTATCCAACCATGATACAGAATGCCGGATTAAACGGATTCACGAAAACAACGCAGACGATACCAGAACCGGATGAAGAAGACTCTGCCTTACAGCAGATTTTGCGGCATGTTGCCAGCATCGACAAAAAACTACAAAATTCGACAGATAACCAGATTGACTAATCATGAAAAAACATGGTATAATCAATTCATTCAATCTGGATGTACCAGATGAAAATTTTTTTATTTTCCCAACCTACTAATTGTGGAAAAAGCCGTTCCCTGAAGTTGATCATCTCAGGAAGCGGCTTCTTTTTTATTGAAAAATTTACGAAGAAAAAATGAACAACTGCGTTGCCCATCTCGACCGCGAGCTGACCTCCATCCGTGCAGGCCGCGCAAACCCCGGTATCCTGGATAAAGTAATGGTGGATTATTACGGCAGCCCGACGCCGGTCCAGCAGGTTGCATCCGTGGCTGTTTCCGAAGCTCGCATCCTGACCATCACCCCTTGGGATGGTACCCTGATCAAGGCAATCTCCAAGGCAATCCAGACCAGCGATATCGGCATCAACCCCATTGATGACGGCCACACCATCCGCCTGGTGTTCCCGGCCCCCACTGAGGAACGTCGCAAGCAGCTGACCAAGGATGTGCAGAAGCAGGGCGAAGAAGCCAAGATCGCTGTGCGCAATGTCCGCCGCGATGCCATGGATAAGTTCAAAGCCCAGAAAAAGGCTGGCGAGCTGACCGAGGACGACCAGAAGAACCTGGAAGAAGAGGTCCAGAAGCTGACCGATAAGTTCGTTAAGGAAATTGACGCAACCTGCGCCCGTAAAAATCAGGAGATCATGGAGGTCTGATTGCGGCAGACGGGCGTAAGCCTGCCTGGGCGCAGTTCCTCTTTATGGTGTATCTGAAGACAAAGAAAAGGACGGATGTTTCGCAAATACAAGCAGGATTTAAGGCTTTTTAACGCAAAATCCCGCTGTGCTTGTAGAAATAGACTGAATTTTCGACTTTTCAGATACACCCCAGCTGTGTGCCCGCCCCGCACCGCAAGGGCGGGCC